TGTGTATGTGGTGGATGTACTTCACCCTTTATTAATTTGTTTGCCCACATACCTGTAAATTCTAATCTATCATATAGGTATGAATATTTTTCACATATATGTTCTGTAATATTATAAATCTTTTTTGTAAACTTTGGTATATGTTTAGACAAGTCATCTGTGGTTTGAGTAATAAGATTATTTTCTTTATACTTTTCCATGTCATTAAGCTCATCAATAACTAAATCATGTTCTTGTTTATCCATACCAAATTGAAATTCATTTATGATAGTAGGAAATACTTTGTGTTGAGTTACATCAACCATGATACAATACTCCAGCGTGTTCCTTGTGTAACTTTTTTAACTTCATGTGGAAACATAAAATTAGACGGAAAAATAATAGCATCACCTTTCTTAATATTTAATTGTAATTCAGATACAACAAATTCACCACCCTCAAAATCATCATTTAAAAATAATAAAACTGAGGCTTGTGGAAATCCATATTGTTGACCATGACTATGATGTATATTATCACAATGTAAACTCATGTATCCACCTTTTTCATATTTGTTTAATCTAAAGTCTGTTGTCTTTTGTACTACAAAATCTCTTTTAGTCTTCTTAATTTCTTCTGAGTATCTTTCTGCCACATCAGAAACAGCATGATTTAATGCCTCATAAAAAACATGGTCTTTACGAATCCATATCTCATCCATTTTAACTCTTTTATTTTTTTTCCAATCTGGTGACTGGCCTTCATGAGTAGAATAAGTAGATTCATTATAATTAAAATCTTCTTCAATTATAGCATTACATAATTCTTGACTAACTATATTTTTATAATGTCCAATAAATTTATAGTAGTTTAACATTGCTAAGTCACTCTGTTTGTTTTGAATACTATACATGTTCTTAATTGAAAACATAATCTACTAATCGGTTGTGCTTGATGTGGTAAGTCAGCATCAAACATAATTAATCTATTACCTTTGTTAACAAAATGTTTTCCAATCTCTGTTACTTCATTATTATAAATTGCAGTTCCACCACCCCAATCTATTTTCCAATCTAATCTAGGATAATATATCATAGTGACATCACCATCATCTCTATGAATATGTGGTTCTATTCCATAAGTATGAGCATTTAAATATGCTCTTTCTAATTCTATTTTATAACCTTGATTTTGTATACAATTCCAAATGGGTTCAATAAAATCAAATCCATTTAATTTACATTCTTCAATATTGTGTCCACAAAATACATGCCAATGTTTTTGAGTTCCATTTGGTTTACTATCATAATCATATTGCCACTTTACTTCTCTCATTTCAAAGTCTATGAGTTGCGCAATATGTTCCTCTAAAAAATTATCATATGATACTGCAAACATTACATCAATCCTGCTTCAAAGTTTTTCCATTGTATAGCATTTTTGATATCCCAACCTCTAGCACTTATAGATTTAAGTACACCATCAACATACTTGATAACTGTTTCTAAGTATACTATTTTATTTTCCATTTTGATTATATCTTCATCTGATTCAATGTAGATAGATAAGTCTGATTTAAGTACTTTTAAATCGAAAGGTTTTGTTTCGTAAATCTTTGCGTCTGCTTTACCGCCATAGTATTCCCACTTATCACGATAAAGTATTTTGTAATCACCTTTTGCTTTATACATCAATAACTCAAAGTTACTTTTTATTTCTAAGTACTTTGAATATAGTTCTTGATTTTTTAAAGATTCGGTATCAAGTCTTTCATCATTTACTTTCAAGTCAGCTGCGACTTGAATTTTTAATTCATCTAAGGTCATGTTCACTCCACAATAATAAATCTATAACTATTTATAGTGTTATTATTTCGTATAATTTATATTTAAAGTTTACTGTTGCTGTAAGATATTCAACATCAGTTTGATTTTGAGAATAAGTTAATCCACTTAAACTTGTAGGAAAAACATCTGCAAATCTACACTCTACTACAGGATTGTTTTTGTTTGTTAGTATAGTTAATACAGCATCACTACTCATAGATATTTCAGGTGTAGGTGCCTTTACATCACCTATGTCTTTACTTTCACCTCTTGTAGCTGTTGCAACATTTGATGTTGTACTTCTAAAATCTCTAAATTGTTTTCTATCTTTTGGAAATCCAATTGCTGTTAACCATGTATGCATTTCAATATAGTTTTCTAGATTTTCATCAACAATAAATGTTATTGTTAAATCATCATAAGTTAATTTAGAACCTAATAGTGGTAAATCTTTAAGTGGTGAACCAAGTTCTAATTCATCTAATGTAATACCAGGTAGATTTGCTTCAGTAGTAAAGTATTGTACTTTAGGTAATTGATTAATTAGAAAACGAAACTGTGTAGGACTTGTATAGTCTAATGCAGTAGGTTGTCTATTGAGTGGTGATGTTTCTGTTGTCATACTGTTATTTATAAGACTTAAAAAGAAAAGGGGTGTTCATCACACCCCAATTCCGTAAGTATTTAGAGTAATTACTTTCTAGCTGAACGAAGACCTAAGTCTACATTACCAGCGTCTTGTAATACATCTCCAACAAATGGTGTGCCTTCATAACCAACTTCTTTGTTGATTCTTCTAGCAATTGCTTGTTCTTCATCTGTTGCAAAATGTGTATCCCAAGCAGCTAGTCTTTTACGCATGTACCAATGCCAGATTGGCGGTACGAGAGCGATAAAGAATACTACAAAGTATCCCCAACCTGTATTTGGGCAACCAACATTTTCCAATTCCCAGAAATGAGTTTCACCTCTGTCATGGTGGTCTGCTTGTCTGCCGATTTCAATAAAGAACCATGCAGTAAAAGCTGTTGAATTATCCCAATTATGTCTGTAATCAATTGGTTGGTCTTTCACACGAATTAATCCGTAGTGTTCTAGATAGTTAAGTGCTTCTAGCTCAAAGTTTGAGATTCCCCAAATTGTTGCTAGTACTGCCATTCCTATCCAACCACCAGCTGCAAAGAATAATGCAACTGTTGGCACTGCCATTAGATATCCTCTTATCCAACGATTTTGCCAAGAGATAAATGATACACCCATTCTTGATAGTCTTTCTTTTTCCATATTGAATAAGAATTTAGACTGACCTAGATATGATAGTGGGTAATGACCATAAATTGTACGCCCTCTAGGAGCAGTAGCAGGGTCATCTTCACTTGCAAGTTCTAGATGATGGTTGTATACATGAGCGTAACAGAAATGTGCTGAACCAGATAACGCCATCATAGTTCTTGATATTACGAATCCAAATCCTTTAGTATGAGATAACTCATGACCATAGATGATTCCGATTCCAATAAAGATACCAGATGATAATGTTGCACCGATTAAGTTAAGACCTGTTATGCCTTCGTGCATGACTAATAGACCAGGTATGATTGACATTACGACTTCGCCTTCCATTCCACCTAGTGACATGTATGTAGATACTCTCCACGCCATGACTAGTTGAAACAGTACAAAGATTGGTAACATGAAATACATAGTTAAGTTTTGGAAACTTGCCCAACCTAAACTATCTCCATTTTCATCATATCCTACGCCTGATGTTTCGAATTTAGTAGCAATATCGACAAGTAAACCTACGAATAGTAAAACTACTCCTAGCCATGCCATTATGCCACCAATTAAGACACCTGCACCAGCAACTATGATTAACACAGGTGCTAATAGGTATCTAAGGTTTAATAAAATATTTCCCATTTCGTATTTCCTCCCACGAAATAGTTATGCCACTCACAGCCTTGTGAATGACTTATCCATGTGTTAGTCATGTGACATAAGGAACACTTTCAATTTGGAATGAAAGTGAGGGATGTCTATTCCAACACATATCTGATTATATTTATAAAGAAAAAAAACCTAGTATTTAACTTTTGTCCATTATTTGTCTAGATTAGTATTTGTTAATATACTAATAATTCCTTATAGAATATAACTTCATGATGCTAGACTAACATACTAAAACATCTTTTGTCAAGGGTTTGTCCATTTATTTTATGGTGGGGAAATAAAAAGGGGGCCGAAGCCCCCAATTCATTTGTTGAAAGAAACAATCTTACATTAAGTTTGTTACTTTTACGCGTCTGTAGTACTTGTTAGTATTTGCAGTAATCGCAGTTGATTCTGCAGTACCAGCAGCTATCACTCCTGTGTGGAATGGGTTAGATGCTATACCATAACGAGTTTTAAATCCAATTTTTGGTTGGAAAGTGTTTTCACCTACCGCACGAACCATTTGTAGTGGTACATATGGACAGTAGAAGACACCAGCATCGTAAGGTGAAGTACCTTTATATCCTACAACATAGTATTGTGAAGCAGCGACATTAGCAGCATATGGGTCAACATACACTTTAAATCTACCGTTCATAACACCAGCGAATGTAGCAGATGTGTCATCAACATTTAAGTTGTTGTTTAGAGCAGGTGTATAATCTAATACTCCAGCCATTTGAAGAGCCGAAGCTACATCAGCAGAACAGATGATTATGTTACCTTTTCCTCTACGAGTTTGTTGTCCGATAGCGTTAGCATCTCTTTCCAGAGCGAACATTAAACCTTTGAATTTCTCAACAGACCAACGACCATTTGAATCTGTGTCTAAGTCAAAGATTCCAGCAGTTGTTGTGTTTACTTGAGCACCAGCAACAGCCGAAATATAAATACTTCTAACTACTTCACGGTTTATCTCAGCAAGAATTTCACCAGACAAGATATTTGCTAGTTCTGTTTCTGCATCTAGACCATGAATTGCTTTTAAGTCTTGCGCAAGTTCCATTGTATACTCAGCTTTTAACGCACGAGTTACAGCAGTTACTGTTGTTTTTTCTATACTGAAAGCCATTTCAGCGAAAGCATTAGTGTTTGTATCACCTAAAGCTTCACCTTGAGCCAATGTCATACCTGTTGGTGACAAGTATGTACCAGCACTTGGGCTATCGTTTAGAGTTGCAGGGTTTGAACCTGTCATTGCAGATGAAGTTAGGTTACCAGCTGCGTCATCATTAGAGAAACCAGAATCTGCTTCATCTCCGAGAGCCTCGCCCCCGTCCATAGATGCAAATCTTGCTCTCATAGCAAAGATTAAGCCAGTTGGACCTGTCATTGGTTGTACACCGCAGATATCATATGCAATTAAGTTAGGCATTGAACGTCTAACTAACGATATTAAAATTGGGTCCCAGTTCTCAACATCAGCACCAGTGCTGTTTGTTGGAGCTGCTTCTTTTAAGAAACTTCTATCTTCTTTGATAGCTTTTTCTTGGTTTTCAAGAATTACAGTAGTTACTGCCCTTTTATACGAATCCTCAATCTTTGGCAAATCGGGATGTGCAAGGACTGGCGACCACTTTTCTTGTAGATTTTCTGTTTGAAACATTGTTATTATCTCCTATATTTCTACTATTTATATTATTACTTAGTTGCACCCTTAACAGCAGTTCCGATTGCTTTACTATAAGCAGCCATCGAATCTGTTATGTCAATGTCCTGTGCAGGGCCAGTTTCTACATTATCTATATTTTCGGTTGTTTCCTTTTTAACTTTAGGGAAATAACTTTCTTTTAAAGTTTCAAGTTTACCTTTGAAGTCTTCTTCGTTTCCGAAGTCTACATCCTCAGTAAGACCTTTGAACTTTTCAATTTCGGTATCAGCTAAATCAGAAGACATTTCTGAAATAACTTTATCACGAGTTAGGTCATCATTAGATTTTTTATATTCTATTGATTCATCCAAAGTTTTATTAACTTTTTCTTCTAACTCTGCAATTTTGTCTGATTGTGCTTGTAGTACATCATACTTGTCATCTGGGATGTCAACATAATGGTCTTCAAACAACTGTTTCAAACCAGCTATGAAGTCTTCAGCGATTTCTCCTTTTAGACCTCTTTCGACTGCTAGTTCATTTTCTTTCATCCATTCTTCTACAACATAGTTCATGTATGTATCTACTTTTTCTGTAAGTTCAGCTTTGTTAGATTT